TTCGTGTAACGCGGTCTGCGCGGCCTGTGGATATGGGCTATGGCTTTTGCCCGCGGGCTGCCCGTGGGCGACGGTCCTGCCCGTGGGCGACGGTCCGGCGACGGTCCGCGACGGTCCGGGCCGTTTTTTCTTGGGTGGCGGTATTCGCAAGGAAATGGCGGAGCTGTCGAGCCTCGCTGCACACGATGACTACATGACCCCGAAGAGTGCGTGGGAGGCCATAAGGCAATATATACCAGAGGACAAGGTGCTGTGGGAGTGCTTTTACGGGGACGGCACTTCTGGCCTCTTCCTGCGCGAGCTTGGTTTTGACGTGATTCACGTTGATGTCGATTTCTATGAGAATGACCTCGGCGACGTGCTTGTGAGTAACCCGCCGTACTCTGACGGAAAGAGGGTCATGGCTCGTCTGGCGCAGCTCGACAAGCCATTCATCATGATAATGCCGAGCTCTAAGATAAACACTCAGTACTTCCGCGAGCACTTCAAAGACAAAGGAGTGCAGATTATCATACCACAGAAGCGCATTCAGTTCACGAAGCTCGTGGATGGCGTGGTACCTGTAGGGTACAGCAGCAGAGCATCGTTCGATACGTTTTATTACTGTTATAAGATAGGGCTCGAGCACGACATCACGTGGCTGTAACCTTTTGCTTTTGTGAATGTCATTTTTTTTGCTTGTGGTCATAGGGGTACAAATGTATCCCTGGATGACAGTAGATGAGATGGAGGCCATGCTGCCTACCATAGCAGCGCACGGCGTGAGCACCGTGGCACGGAGCCCGCGTGGGTTCGCTTCGGCCTATATGGCATTCGGAACTCCCGCGCGCATGGCGAAGGAGTGGGTCCCTGGGGAGCGAGTGACATGGGCACAGAAGAGAGAGTTGTTCATTAGGCGCACACTGGCCCAGTACAAAAAAAAACCGAGCCACAGGCGGGCTCTTGCACTGATGGCCTGGGCTTATCTGCCGAATCTCAACGGGCTTACCGGCTCTAACTAAGGCGGTATGAGTTGGTGCCCACTCTCTGGTACTGGCGGGATGCCACGGTTCGGGGAGTTGTCTCTCGTCGCAGTTCTGCGAGGGTCTGTTCGGGGGTGCGGGTCTGTACGACTCTGGGTGGGACGATGTACCTGTCGATGCTGTGCACGTTATCGCTGTTCTCTCTGAATTCGACGGTCCGCACCCTTGTCGCGCGAGTGCGCGCTTCTCTTGCTTTCGCTCGGCGTGCGAGCTCGATGAGGCTGTTCTTCCTGTCTGCATACCGGTTCACGGCATTGGCATGGGCGCGAATACTTACGACCTTGCCTCGGTTGTTGACCATGAGGTCAGCGCGGCGGAGCAGGCCCGATGTCATGCGCGCAGTTCCTTCCCACACCTGGAGCTTTGTCCCGAAGCGCGGCATTTTATAGGGTGGAATGTAGGTTTTTTTAGTAAAGGCTCATCCTTCCGCCAATCATGCCTGCGCCTGCGACGGCGGCCACGAGTTGCCTCTTAGCCGCTCGACGGATGCGGTCGCGCTCGTTTCGTGCCGCTTTTTGCGCTGCTGTCATGGTTCGTGCGGTACGTCGTGGCATACCTGCGACGGCACCGGACACAGTGGAGCCCAAGAAATCAGAAACTGCGCTTGCGACAGCGGTGGCCTTGCGTTCTTTGCGCCTGGCTGCTGCGGCTCGAGCCTTAGCCCTGCGTGCAGCGACGGCCTCCGGTGCAGTGCGCGCGGCGGCCCTGACCGCCTTCCTTGCTGCAGCGTTCGCGGCCTTCTCTGCGGCGGTCAACCGAGCGCGAGGAGCCCCGGTGTAGTTGTAAGCGCCCCGGAAGATCGCACCGCATGCGTCGTTCGCGAGGACCTGCTTAATTGCAGCGTTCCTGAGTCGTAGGTGAGCACCTCGAGGCATTTCTGTTTTTAGATAATGCGGTATCCATTTTATTTTGCGAGGGCTTGATTGACAAAGGACAATGAGCTACTATGAAGTCGCAACCGGGATTCCTCCTTCCTCGCTTATGTCATTGTACCAGAAGCAAGGCCTTGCTGACCGGTACGGTGGATGCTGCATGTGCGCAGGGCAGAGCGGAGGGTCGTCTGCCGAGTACCGCAGTTTCATGTCTGACCTGCTCGCCAAAGGGTACACGCACACGCAGGCAGCGAACGAGTACCGCAGGCTCCAGATGAAGGGCGGGTCACTCGAGATCCCAATCGCAACGGACCGAAGCGGGGTGGTTAACACTCCGCATGTCATGTACCAGCTACCGTGGGCGCAGTCGTTCGGGGATACAGCAGCAGCAGATGCAGAGGCCCGCGCGCGGTACCTTGACCATTGGCGCGTTGCTACGCTCTCCCAGAATCGATGAGGGGAGGGAACCTGGGAGTTTCGAGAAATTTGGAACTGTGAAAAAAAAGATGTTCCATAGGATAAAAGCGCGAGATGCTATCGTTCCGCAAAGGCACGCCAGTCGCCGTGGTGTGTACCGGGTCCGACGAGGGCAAAAAGATATTCATTGCCCCTGACGATGGCGCTCCAGAGCAGAGCTACGACCCGGAGGCCGTGCTGGACATCGCGCCGAGTAAAACCAAGATTATGAGCGTTGCAGAGCGCATGACCATCCGCCGGTACCTCTCCAGCGAGCCACCAGGGGAGGCAGCAATGAGCGCGCACATTGCCAAACTGCAGCGCGAGCTCGCCATAAAGAATCGGTACGAATATTTCAGCGAGGACGGCACGCTGTGTGTGTACCCGACCAAGAATAGCGAGAGGGTTTACGTTGCAGGAAAGTCTGGGGCAGGCAAGAGCACCTTCACGGCGCAGTACATTCGCGAGTATCAGGAGATGTTCCCAGACCGGCGCGTTGTCCTGTTCAGCACACACGACGACGAGAAGGCATACAAGAAGCTCAATATAGAGCAGGTGGAGCTCGACGAGGAGTTCATGGAGAATCCGCCGACTCTCGACGAGCTGGCAGAGAGCCTCGTGGTATTCGATGACACAGACAACCTGCAGGACAAGAAGCTGCAGCAGACAATCAATGGGGTCAATGCCGACCTGCTCGCTAACGGCCGCAAGTACAACATCCACGTAATCACACTCGCGCATCAGCTCATGGACTACTGCAGGTCACGCACGCTCCTGAACGAGGCGAACCGCGTGGTCTTCTTCAACGGGGGCAGCGCGTACCACGCCCAGCGGTACATGAAGGTATATGCCGGACTCGAGCCGAAACAGATACGCCGTATCCTAAATTCCAAGTCGCGGTGGACGTGCATTGGTCTAACCCTGCCGAACTATGTGATAAATGAACATGAAGTGTATATCATACGCCCTGGGTCATAGACACGACGAGCTGGTCGGGGGTGATTTTTTCCTTTTTACATGTTTCCAGCATGCCTCGGTGGTAGGCCTCGGCGCTGATTCCATCGTTCCACGAGCGCACGACGCAGTGTCTGCCGCACGTGCTCATCTCGTCGTCCTGGAGCTTAAACTGGCTATAGGCAACAGGCCTGCCTGCATGATACAGGAGACGAAGGAGCTCGGGATGCTCTTGGCCCGACTCGCGCCTGAACCGTGGGTCTATGAGGTCGAGCGTCTTGTCCGGGAACGTGCCGAACGAGTCGAAGACCTCAGTGCACCCCCCGCCCCTGTCGTCTACCGTGTCATGAACGAGTATCCAGTGCCCGTTTCGCGGGCGCTGCTCGTATAGCAGGGCGAAGGGCCGCTCAGGGAGCCGGATCATGGATTTTAGGTCTCCGTATGCATACGTACGCCCTGGCAATAGAGCTGAGAGGCGTGTTCCACTCATAGGCTCCTTCAGGGGGTCCATTTGCTTTTTTTTTACCCATTGCTTCAGAGTAAAATGAGCCAGCAGCATCACAGCGTCGACCCCGTGTTCGGGGCCAATTTGGTGTATTACAATGCCACCGTCGTGAATAACACCACGGGCCCGCTCCCTGCTGTGGTAAACGACACGCGCGCGCAAGCTATCATCCATGCCCCGGAGAGATGGGAGCTGTCGATTGTCAGGTTCGATGTGGACACGAGCCTCATCCCCGTCGCAAAGCTGCCAATGCAGCAAGCGAGCATTCAGCTCACCGACCTGAGTGTGACCTTCTTTAACTCTGACACGGCTGAACTTGTCGGGCCTACGTATGGCGTTTCATACACTCTCGGTCTCGAGACGTCGATGCAGTCAGTTGTTGACTGCATAAACAGTGCGTTCCGAAATTATGCCTCACTCGGTGGGCCAAAACCGTCAGACCCGCCGTATATCTGGTACAACGCGGAGCTGGAGCTGCTGCAGATCTTCGCCCCTTCGTCGTGGATCGGCTCTCCAATTGAGATTTTCGTGAATAAGACGATGCGCCGTTACCTGCGCGGGCTCCCATTCATAGCATATGGACAGCCTAACGGGAGGGATTTTAGGTTGGCGATAGAATCATCGTGGCAAGCAGCGGAGAGCGCTCGTCCTGGATTCCCCGCGGCCATTCAACAGCCTTACGCCTCAGGTGGCCTGGTTTACAAGACACAGGAGGCCAAGACCCTGAGCTCGTGGAGCGCCGCGCGCAGCATCTACCTGACAACCGACTCGTTCCCTGTGCAGTCTGAGAGCATTCCGAACAGTGTCCTCTTGTCCAACCGCGGCTCTGTGAGCAGCAGCAGCATCCCAATTGTGACGGACTTCATTTTCCCAACCGACGGCAATCCGGCAGCGGACCGTGACCGGCTTGAGTACCTACCAACGGCGGAGTACAGAATGATTCAGCTCGGTGGCAGAGAGCCAATCATGCGCGTAAACCTGCAGGCCTGGTGGACTGATTTCGCTGGGAACTCATACCCAATCCTTCTCTCGGAGCAGGGGTCGTTCTCGGCCAAAGTGCTTTTCAGGAAGAGGCTGACTGTGCAAGCCTAAAAAAAATATGACGGCCAGAGTCTTAAAGAGCAAAACCGCGATGTCGATCACCATCGAGCGCCTAAACACCCAGCGCGTCGTTGACCCGCGGACCGACCTGAACTCGTACGAGCGCAGGACTTACCAGATCTTCGATGGACCATCGGATGTCGGCTATCAGCGCGTGCTTCCGGACGGCGCACCGAGTGCTTCCTCAATGACCTTCTCGTGCAACCCGCCGAGTTCCAGAGTCTTCGTCAACCGTCGCGTGATGGTCACGATGACGTTCGAGCTTACGTTCACGGGTACCACCGCATACCAGAACCTGCTTCAGATGGCAGGCTGCAATGCCCCTCCTGGTGCTGATGGTGCCAACAACTTCGACGGCCCGCGCGCGTTCCCCATTGCTAATGCAACGCAGAGCATCCAGGTGTCCCTCAACAACGACCGCCTCTCTCAGAACACGAACCGCTTCTACCGTGGCACTACACGGTACTCCAACCACCAGGTGCAGGCTGAAATCGACTATGGCATGACCCCGACAATGCTTGACAACGCGCAGGACCTCGGGTTCCTGTCCACGCTTGGAATCTCTCCGCTCAACCCTTACGGTGTCGAGGCAAACCAGACCACGCGCTCTGGTTTTGCTGGCGTTGAAATTGTGACGAATACGGACACGCAGGCTGTTGTGCGCCTCACCGTTACGGAGCCGCTGTGGCTCGCCCCGTTCCTGTTCGCGCGAGGCGCGCAGGACACCGGACTCATTGGCATCCAGACGATGAGTGTCACGCTCGCCCTCGGTGGTCGCGGAAACGGCGTGTTCGGTGGCCTTGCCGGTGCTCTGTGGTCCCACGTTGGCGGCGCAACGAATGCATCGGACATCACAAACGTCGCCGTTTCAGTTGCCAACGCGGAGATGCTGTTCTCATACCTCACGCCTGACACGCTGCAGATTATCCCGGAAATCAATAACTACCCGTATTCGGAGCCTGTCGTTTACACGCAGAGCTTCACGGTGCCAGCGGCCACAGGTGACGCTCAGCGTCTCGAGTTCAACAACATCCAACTGAACAGCATTCCGTCGCGTGTCATCATCTTCGTGTCAGAGCGGGACCAGGATTTCGACTATACCAAAACCGACACGTTCTGGGGCATCGAGAATGTCAATCTCTCCTTCGACAATCGCGATGCGATTCTGAGCAACGCTTCGAGCCGGGACCTGTTCAACATCGCCGCTAAGAACAACACTAATCTCACGTGGACGCAGTGGTCGCGGCATGCTGGCTCAGTGCTTGCTCTCGATTTCGGAGACGACATCCCGCTCCGCTCGAACCAGGCCGTGGGCCTTCGTGGCTCGTATAACTTCCGCATGAGTGTCCAAGCGAGAAACCTCGCCGGCGTGGCTCAGTACCCGCAGCTCACCGTTCTCGTCATCTCCACGGGCGTGATGACTGTGGCACAGCAGAACGTCGTCCGCTCCGTTGGCATCCTGTCGAACGAGGACGTCCTGAACTCGAAGACGCAGCCGGCACTTCCATACCGCGCCACCGGCGACCTGTACGGTGGGGGATGGTGGGATGACTTCAAAAGTGGCTTCATGAGCGTGATTCGCCCCGTCGCGAACATCGCCTCGAAGCTCGTCCCATTCGTTGCTCCTGAGCTCGCACCTGTCACTCAGGCAATCAATTCGGCGGTGGGAAATGGGATTATCGGAGGCCGAATGATCGGCGGTCGGAGGGTATCCCGTGCTGCACTTGCGCGCGCGCTTCACTAAAATGGCGCTTTAAAAAAAAACCTCTGAGCATACAGATTTAAAAAAGGAAATCGAGGCAGCATGGACCTTCGCTTACTTAACGCAGGCAACAGTGCTGACAGGGCGCAGACCTACGCGTGCAACCTCGGAAATGTGGGCGCAAACAGCATCGATGCTTTTGAGGTCGTATCTCGGGAAATTGCAGGCTTGACTGTTTCCGCTGATGATTATCAGATCTCGGCACCTGGGACGCCTGTGATGACTCTCCCGCGTGCCATGCTGAGCTTCAAGGCTCGCCCGAAAGTGTATAGGCTGAACGACTCAAATGGTGGGTATGTCATCAGTGGCGCTGAAAATCTTAACTACCGGCCGCTCGCCCGGCTCGCTGTGGGTCAGGTCATCGAGTTCTTCTGCTCTGGCCAGGTTGCCACGAACGACGGAGTCAAGGATTACATCATTGCTCCGTGGTTCGATCTCGCTGTACCATCATCGCAGGCGGTAATTTTCGGTGGTCTGGACCTGCAGGCCACAGATACATTTGCTGCTACCAGCTTCATGTTCTCGAGCGTGATTACCATCACGGCCGTTACTCCCACGACGTTCGATTTCTCGTATACATCGCGACGACAGCGGTCGTGGAACAACGTGACGTACCCAGACGAAACGTTTGTTCAGTCTGGCGGGCACGACGGTGTCCCCTACGATTCAGCAGGAGGCCTTAACCCGTTCACGTCCCTCACAATTTTCATCGGAGACGGAGGAATCGCCTCTGGGAAGTACGTAGACGTCGTCGTTGGCACGTCATACGTGCGCCTGCTTGCAGGCCCGTCTGGGTACGTACTGCCGTCCCCTACCCCGCCCTAAACGCTCACTGACTGCTCCCTTAGTATCTCGCCAGCCGGCGACTCTTTTTTTTGCTCGGTTGGCGGACCGTTCTCTATTACACAGGCAGAACAGCAGCACGAAACAGACCGGCACCGTGAGTATCTGATTGCCCCGAAGACACCAAGGACGAGTGTGGTCGCGCCGCCTATGATGGCAAGCACGTCCGCGGTGCTCGTTATTACGTTCCCCATTTATTATACATGGAGACTGCATAAAAAAACGATTTACTTATATAGGGAAAAGGATGGATCCTCGGACGCTAAACAAAGGCGAGTCTAACGACAAGACCAGTCTGCGCCCTAAGTTTAATCAATGCTCTGCGTCCACGTTCCTCAAACAGAAACCGGACGGGACATATGTTCCCATAGGCGACCAGGGCCCACCCGGTCCGGCTGCCACCATTAACGTTGGGACAACCACAACCGTGAACTTCCCGACACCGAGTGAGGTTGTGAATAGCGGCACTACCAGTGATGCAGTACTCGACTTCACTCTGTCGCGAGGCCCGGCTGCTACTGTTGCAGTTGGCACGACGGCGACGCTGGCACCAGGCTCTGCGTGTTTTGTCAATAACGTGGGCTCAAGTTCCGCCGCGGTACTGAATTTTGGGATTGCTCAAGGCCTGCAGGGTACACCAGGCACAGCGGCGAGCGTGATGGTGGGGTCAACGACGACCCTGCCTCCTGGGACACCGTGTAGTGTCAGTAACTCGGGCACATCCCAGGCTGCAATCCTAAATTTCGGTATTGCCTCAGGCCCTGCCGGCGCTCCAGGCACAGACGGCTCGGCGGCGACGATAGCGGTGGGAACAGTGAATACACTCGGCCCCCTTGACCCTGCGACCGTCGTAAACGTTGGAACATCGAGCGCGGCCGTGTTTGATTTCGGACTTCCTCGCGGAGCGGATGGCGTGAGCGCTACGATAGCAATTGGAAATGTTACAGCGCTTCCTCCTGGGTCTGAACCTACAGTGGTGAATGCCGGGTCTCTAACGAACGCGATCCTCGACTGGGGGATTGTGACGGGAGACACAGGGGCTACTGGAGCGAGCGGGGCAGACGGCGCGGCAGCGAGCGTGGCTGTGGGGTCTGTGGTTCCTCTCACACCAGGGTCGACGCCAACGGTGGTGAATGCGGGCACGAGTTCGGCGGCGGTGCTGGATTTTGGACTTGTGAGTGGGTCGGACGGCGCGGCAGCCACTGTTGCGGTAGGCACCGTGACCGACCTACCACCAGGGTCCACCCCTACCGTTGTTAACGCTGGCTCGCCGAGCGCTGCAGTGCTCGATTTCGGACTCGTCACAGGTCAGACGGGCGCGACAGGAGCACAGGGGGACACAGGACCGGATGGTCTCGCGGCGTCGATTGCAATCGGCACGGTCTCAGCAGTGCCATACGGTTCCGCTCCAAGCGTCGTGAATAGCGGCACACCAACGGCCGCGGTGCTCGACTGGACACTTGTCACAGGGCCCACAGGACCTGCTGGTTCAAGCTCAAGCGTCCTCGAGTTTCAGTTCCAGACTGCCACAACAGCCCCGCCTGGTAATGGTCACGTAAGGCTCGACAACACACCAGCACTCACTGATACGATTTTCGTCTCGCATATAGACGGGAATGGTATAGACCAGGACTACATACTGCTGCTCGTGCAGACAGGGTCGAATCTGATAATCCAAAGAAAGAATGATTCCACGATAGCTTACACATACGAGGTACTGTCAAGCGTAGCGAACACTGGTTATGTCACATATACTGTTAATTTCGTAAGCGCCGCTGGCACGCTCGCAAACAACGACCAGGTCGTCCTTCTCCTCGTCGCCGTGGGTCAGCCTGGAACTGCCGCGACAGTGAACGTCGGGACGGTTACACAGGTTCCGTACGGACCTACGGCTATCACAGTAACAAACATAGGCACGACGAGCGCGGCACTGCTCGATTTCGTACTATGTCCAGGCCCAGACGGCGCTCCGGGCTCGAATGGGGCAGCAGCGAGCGTGGCCGTGGGCACAACCTCGACGCTCGCACCTGGCCAACCGGCGACCGTCGTAAACGTTGGAACATCGAGCGCGGCCGTGTTAGATTTCGGCATTCCAGCAGGTGCCACGGGGGCGAGCGGAGCAGCCGCGACTCTGACAATCGGGTCGACCACGACGCTCCCCGCCGGGTCCAGCGCGACTGCATCAAATTCTGGAACGTCGAGTGCGGCAATCCTGAATCTGGGCATCCCAATCGGAGACCCAGGCACAGCCGCGAGCATCGCCGTAGGAAGCGTGTCGAATCTTCCTCCAGGGTCAACGCCTACAGTCACGAACGTGGGTTCGAGCGGCGCGGCGGTGCTAAACTTCGGCCTGGTAGAGGGTGCACAGGGACAGACTGGACTCGGCGCTACCGTTGCGGTGGGAACAGTCTCCACACTGGCAGCAGGTCAGCCCGCGACGGTGACAAACGTGGGCACTCCGAGTGCTGTTGTACTGAACTATGGCATTCCACAAGGCCAGACGGGAAGCCAAGGAGTCCAGGGCATACCGGGCCCGCCAGGGCCGGCCGGCGGTAACGCTGCATATGCAAAGTTCACGCGGAGCACGAATAACGCGACGGCGGGGTTCTACGCTGATTCGTATGTGGTCATCGGCTGGAACTCGTCGAGCAACGAGCTCAACATACGACAGCCCACCGCGCGCGCGTCTGTTTACGCCGTATTAGGCATTAATAACGGAGGCTCATTCCCGTCCGGACAGTCCATGATTCTCACCGTGACGAACGACGATTACTGGTACCAGCCGAGCACAGGGTCAATCTCGTTCACGATTTCGAGTGACATTGATGGAACTCACCCATTCTATAAGGTGAGCGTGACGATGTCTGGTGCTGGCGGTGCAAATTACATCTACACGGTAGTGCAGATATACACTTAAGGTGGGAAACTGGGAAACATCGACGATATCGCCGGCGCAAAAAAAATCGGAGATAAGCACTGTTAAAATGGTAGCCAAAAAGAAGGCCGTTAAAAAGAAGGCAGCAAAGAAGCCACGCACGGCGCGCGAGAGCGCCGTGGCGCTTGCCACTGCTGCCCTCAAGCGTGCGCAGACCCGCTCTCTGATGGAGGAAGTGAAATCGAGGTATGCTGGCACGTATGGCAGGGCTCCCACAGAGGCCATGGCCCGAAGCATCATGGCAGCCATTGCTGCCGGGATTCCTATCGATGCAACCTTCCGTGAACCTGACCCCCTGGTCGTCGCTCCACCAACGCAGACACAGGTCCCGCTTGTTGCGATAAACAGCGCGCCACTTGGTCAGGTTGGCAGACCTCGGGTCCCTGCCGCGCTCGTCCCACAGGTCGGGCCTGCTCAAGGTCAAGCTCCTTTTGACAGAGCAGCTGCCGCAAATAGGCGCTTGGGCGTGCTCATGCGACAGCTTAACCCACCGGCCCCAGCTCCTGTCCTGGCTCCCCTCGTCGGAGAGGTTAGTGGCCCTATCACAGGACGTCTTCGCGGGGACATTGTTCGTGAGAGCGCAGGCATTAGTCGAAGGAAGGCTCCGAGCGCTGCCCTTGTCGGAGAGGTAAGCGATGCCATCAGGGGCCGGCAGCGTGGGGACCTTGTTCGTGAGAGCACAGGCATTAGTCGAAGGAAGGCTCCGAGCGCTGCCCTTGTCGGAGAAGTAAGCGATGCCATAAGGGGCCGGCAGCGTGGGGACCTCGTCGGAGAGGTAAGCGATGCCATCAGGGGCCGACAGCGTGGGGACCTCGTCGGAGAAGTAAGCGATGCCATCAGGGGCCGACAGCGTGGGGACCTCGTCGGAGAAGTAAGCGATGCCATCAGGGGCCGTCAGCGTGGGGACCTCGTCGGAGAGGTGAGCGATGCCATCAGGGGCCGGCAGCGTGGGGCCCTCGTCGGAGAGGTAAGCGATGCTATCAGGGGCCGGCAGCGTGGGGCCCTCGTCGGAGAGGTAAGCGATGCTATCAGGGGCCGACCAGTAACACAACCCCCCGTTCTCGTCCAGGACCCCGTGTCTGCTGATACTGGCTACTCTACGGCCCGCCTACAGCAGCGAGACAATGAGCTCACGATTCTGCGCGAATCGAGGGATGCCGCGGTGCGCGCGATGCAAGAGCAGGCGGAAGCACAAGTAGCGTCACGACAGCAAGAGTTCGCAAGGCTGCAGAACGAGATAAACGCCAATATACCGACCAGTACACGCGCAGTACCGGTTGCATATCCTGCCTTCCCCCAGTCAGTTGTTGACTTAGACCCTGACTACGGCCTCCAGCAGCTGCAGGGGTTCGAGGCGTGGAAGGCAGGCCCTCTCGGCGACAACCCGGTGCTCCCAGAGGCGCCGCCAGGCATGCAGGTCCGCATGCGTCTGGACACCAAGACTGGGCGGATGCGCCCGTTGATAAGAAACGGACAGGTGCAATTTGAGCCTGCAGCGATCCCTCTCCCCAATGCCCCGATTCCAGCTGCACCTCCGATGCCTGCAGCGCCAAGGACACAGGCAGAACGAGACGCTGCGTATCGTGCGAGCATTCAGGCTGCCCAGGCCGCACGTGCCAGGGCTGATGAGCGCGCCGAGTTCCTTGCCAGGGCAGCAGCAAACGCGGCAAACCTACAAGCATCGCGTGAAAGGCTGGCAGCACGTGAAGCGGCAGCCTACCAGCAGAGGATGTCTGCGAGAAACGCGCCACTACAAGAGGTGATGTCTGCGAGAAACGCGCCACTACCAGAGGTCGGCGATGTCTCAATGAACTTCGACTTCAGCGAGCCGCCACCCCGCGAGGTCGTGCTCCCTGAAGAGGGCGAGGTCGGCACGTTCGAAAACCTCGGCGAGGGCTCAAAGGTCCAGTCCGTGGCTTTCCCCGTCGACCAATGGTCAAGCGCATCCGCGCTCCGGTGGCTTCGCTCTCACGGCTTTGTGCCGCAAAAAAAAGGAGAAGCGAAGGCCAACTTCCTTCGCTATCGAATCCGCGCGCCGCGCTTCTCCCGGTACATTACAAGGGCCGTACACAGCAAGGGCCGAACCATCCACCTAATCATCGGAGTCTGAATACATACTTATTTTTTTTTTATTTTTTGTTACACGAAGCTGTCAGGGACTTCGAAGTGCTGGTGGAACTCCTTGTGTGCCCACTTAACCCCCCACTGCGCGCTCTTGGCGTTGAGCAGCTCGACGTCTATCGCGCGCGCGGCGATGAACCCGTCGAAGGTCAGCGAGCGGACAAGCCCAGGCTCGAGGCCTTTCACAACGTGCTGTAGAATGTCGTTCTCTACTTTGGCCAGGTGCTGGCTCATGTTTGACCCAAGCGGGTTTTTCGAGTCGGTCTTCGGGTATTGGTACTTCGCCATGATTGCATGCTGCAGAGCCTTGAACTCGGGGTCGAGCGCGAGTACGAAGGGGTGCTCTTGCTTCGTTGGGTAGTCCTGGAACATGCTCATCAGAACATCGAGCTTGCTGAGCCCTGTCTCTGCGAGCACCGCTTCTCGTTCTGCCACGTAGCGGTCAAGGTTAGGACACGAAACACCGAGCTGTTTGGCTTCGTAAACGAGGATGGCGGGCTGGCAGTTGATGACGTCGTGGTCGACGGCTCCCGTGGGTATCACGAGGGGCCCACGCAGGGTCTTCGGCAAGCCTTGATGTCCGCGGCCTATCGCACGGCCCCACGTCTTACGCTCGCCATTTTCGAGCTTGCTGTATCTGTACGTTACGGGTACCAGCCCGCCGTACGCCACGACTTTCTCGCAATACTCGCGGCTCAGATTGAACGAGTTGGTCTTCTGCTCGTCGTATCTACCGTCTGCGTATGCCTTCCCGTACATCTTCTCCTCTTTAACGTACCGAGGATTCAGCTCCCGCTCCTTCCTGAGCAGCTTGTGGAGCTCGGCGTCGGTAAGGCTGCAGACGTAGCGCGCCACTCGCAGGTCTGAGTGCTCGATGTACACGATATCCGTCGGTGCAGTACTCGGCGGCTCCTTGATAAGCCTTATCTGGGAGAACTCTCGCGCTCGCGAGATGGCGGTATACAGGAGGAAGTTGTCGTTTAGCGCCTCCAGAAGAATGTACAGTGTGCCCTCGCACGTCTCGCCTTGAACACTGTGAGTCGTGAACCCGTGGCGTAGCTCGCAGTTCTTGCCCTCCCCTTCCACGAGTGGCTCCTCGAGCTTGTGAATGATGTCACCGTTGAAAAACCGGCCCACCTTTTTCGTCACCATGAACTTGTCAGGCTTGCCCGCTGCCTGCATGAACTTCGTCACGGAATTCTTGACGTCGTTGCTGTGACACAGTAACAGGTCAGTCTCCGGATTATACTCGCCCATGACTTCCTCGATATCGACTATCTTGAATGCCTCCCTCGCTATCCTGCTTCCGGAGCCGCGCACCTTAATCTCGTCCCGAAGTTTCTGGAGCACATTGAGTAACAATGGACACGTGCACCTCCAGTTACGGGTCATGTAATGAGTACGGTCACATTTGGCTGGGTTGAACGGTAGGCGAACCCGTGCACCAGCGACGTCGAAATGCGGGATTTGGCACGGGTCCCCGGCGTAAATAACCATCATGTGGGGATACCTGGTGCGTATGAATTCCTGGTCTTCTTCCGGGAACGTGGAGCACTCATCAATCAGGAACACGCTGTAACGATTGAACCTACGCCACTTGGGGTTCAGACTCATGAGGCTCTTGTGGGGCGCAGCGTCCACGCCGTAATCGAGTCGCTTCTTGGCGCAGAGTTTGTGCGTCGGTCCTGAGTACAGGATGAGGCCCTTCGGTATCCCCTTATCTTTCAGCACGAAGTGGGTCTTGCCAGCACCACCAGGCCCCGTGATGTACAGCGTGTGCGCACTCTCGAAGTCTTCGCCCTCGGTCTCATCGTGGTGCGGTATCGCGTGGATGTACCGAGACCCTGGGATATTGGTCTTCATGAGCTCGTCTTTTACCCTGAACACGTTGCGAAGCTCGAAATTGTGGTGCTTGTAGTACACAGCATCACACGCCACCCGAATTACCATCGGAAGCTGCATCGTCCGCAGCTGCTCGACCGAGTTGATGCGCGTGCAGCTGACGATGACCCCAGAGATGTGGCCGAGGTGCATGGCGCTCTCCCTGTCGTACGTGATGCAGAGCTCGTCAAAATTCTCGAAGTAATGCACGTGTTTTGCCATGGGGGATTCCTTTGCCTCGTGTGCGATGTGAGACAGGAACTCACGCGTGCCGCGCACGTACCAGCGGTCGGTTTCTTTTTTCATCATGGAACGCCCGACCCACGTCGCGTACAGCTTTGAATCGCCGTCTGCAGCGAGCCAGCCGTCGTCGTCGAAGTTGAACTCCCGGCGACGCCCCCACGCTCCAGCCACGATTCGGAACGTCGCGCCCAGGCTGGTGAGGTACGCAATCTCGCAACTCGGATACACGCAGCCATTAACCCACACGCCCCCGAGCATCGTGTCTATCTCCTCGAGGTTGGGACCGAGCACGATGTCCGTAATCTGATAGTACCCAGGCCCGCGGACTCGGTCAGTCTTGCGATGGTCGGTGAAGTTGAACACGAAGCCGTCGTACCACTCGCAGCTCTGGAAGTTGCGGTACGCGCGAGCCTGGTCGACGCATCCGTACTCGCGATTCCCGCTCTGAATGCCACCACACGGAAACTCTAAGGCGTACCCGCTCGTGTCGGCGGTGTCCTTGTGCCCGTTCATGTGGATACCGGCACGGATGAACGCAGACAGGTGCGGGTTTTTCTTGTCACAGAGCCAGGCGTTATCCATTCCGAACTTTTCGAGCTGCGCGCGCACGAAATCACCATGCGGTGCTTTGACCTTGAATGAACCCTCTGCAGTACAAATCGTGACCACTCCTTTCGCGTTTCGCTGAGTCATGTGCCACGTGTCCGTCTCACCGAGCTGCTTCCACATCGCATCGAGACATTCGCGTGTCACATGGACCACGTTGTTCATCGTCGTCTTTTCGACGTGCCCAATCCTCACATTCGTCAGCTCCACGGCGCCGACCTTGTTCTTCACTGGCTCGAAGACACGCGGCTCACGGATGCACGGCGTGATAATCGTAATCTGAATGCATGTCTCGTCTGCCACCTTCTGCAGCTCCGAGTCGCTCACCCCCGTCTCGTGGTACTCGACGAGCATCTTCTCTACCTTCTTGGCGAGGCGCGTGAACTTGATGCGCTTCTTGTCTCCTGTCGCCGAGTCGCGCTTAGCGACTATGTACGACAGGAGCGGGGCGATGACACAATTGAGCGAGCCTTCGCGGTAGTGCTGAAACACGTACACGGCAGGCAGGGCTTGGCCGAACACAGTGTTGACTGCGAGGAGCGCGTGGCGGCGGCTCGGGTAAAACACCTCGCGATTTAGCAGTCCGTCGTCGTCATCGAGCTGCTTCGCGGTGTAAGTGTACGTCGTGTCGTACGGGTCCCCAATCTGCTCTCCTGTCTCTGGGTCTCGGCGGCGTCGTGTGGCGATGATGATGATTGGGGTGTCAGGCTGGCCAGCGGCAACGAGTTCGGACGCGCGCACGTTGAGTAGAAGTTCGGTTTGGATAGTGTCGGCGAGTCGCGGTACGATTTGGCGACCGCGGTCGTAGCGCACCACAGCGTCGGAGGTCGGGACGAGCTGGACGAGCGGGGCGAGGACTGGTGGAGGCGCGGCGCGCGGTGGGGCGCGGCGGGACTCAGGAGCATCGGCGATGAGCTGAAGGTCGGTCAAAATTGCTGTCTGGTTGCGGGCTTGCGCGCGCTCAGCGCGGCGGCGGACGTTGCGCGGGTCATCGGAAACCTGGCGGGGGGGCATCTACTTACCCAGGGGCCGAGAAAAAAAAATCGAACCACCCGCGCCTCCGCCCCCCCTCATCGGATGGCCATCCCGACCAAGAGTCCCAGGATACCGCTGCCCACGGCGGCCATCGTCGCGCCGCCTGACGGTACGTCTGGGTACGACTTGTAGCGCCGCGCCTCGGGGTGGGCCATGTGCCACCGGTCCAGCACCGCTTTTTTTTTAGCCTCTCGGAACAGAGGATCCTCCTCATACCTGGCGCGGGCGTACTCACGAGCGCGGGCGCGTCGGCGTTCAGCGCGCGACAGCGGGGCGGGCGTAGCCTCAACCGGCTCGGGCATC